TGATAAGATTAATATATTACAAGCGACACATAAGGCAATGCATGGTGCTATTTCTGATATAACGCAAAATATGCAAAGTAATATGCAAAGTAATATACAAAGTAATATGCAAAGTAATATGCAAAGTAATAATTTTGATATAGCTACATTTACTAATTATAAACTATTAATTGATGGTAATAATTTTAAACCATACACCAAATATAGTGATAATACTGGGTTTGTACAAATACCGCACGTATGTATAGAAGGCGGTGATAATAAATATACTTCTATTGCTGCGGCTTCTATACTTGCAAAAACTACAAGAGATAATTATATTCATGAATTGTGTAAAAATAATGAATATTTGGATGATTATTATCAAATTTCTAAGAACAAAGGTTATGGTACGCAAGCACATAGAGATGGTATAATTAAAAATGGTATTTGTGAATTTCATAGAAAAACATTTGGAATATGTAAAAATTATTAACAAAAATTGAATAAATATATAAATTATTAATATTGTTAAGATGAAGGTATTAGTATTTGATACAGAAACAACTGGATTGCCTAGTGAAAGGAATGCTTCTATTAAAGATGTTAACAAATGGCCTCATATAATACAATTAAGTTTTGTATTATATGACACAGATAATAATAAAACTTTATCATGTTTCGATAATATTATTAAATTAGATAATGATGTAAATATATCAGAAAAAAGTATAGAATTACATAAGATAACTAGAGTGATCTCTAAAAGAAAAGGAATACCTATTAAAGAGGCAATTGAAAACTTTAATATAGTTTTAAATACATGTGATATTGTTATTGCGCATAATTTATCTTTTGATAAAAAAATGATAATGGTCGAAAGTATCAGATTAAATATGAACCAATATTTTACATCGAGTCCAGGTAAAGGAGTAAAGGAGTATTGTACGATGTTGAATACAATTTCCTTATGTAAAATAGAAAAAATAAACAAAATGGGAAATAAATATTACAAATATCCGACATTATCTGAATTATATATTTATCTATTTGGAAATATTCCTATTAATGTTCATGATTCTATGGCAGATGTATTAATATGTCTTCGATGTTATTGTAAACTAACTCAAGACACGGATATTCTTATTGACGGATGTTCTATCATTAAGAAAATATACAAAATATATAATTAAGCCGAACAATTTTCACATATTTCATCATTGTTTTGTAAATTTGATGGATCTATCGTGAATTGTTGTGGCTGATGTCTTGGCTTTCTTCTTAAATAATAAATGCCAGTTTTCAACCCCTTTTTCCAACCATAAAAATGCATAGCGCTAAGAGTTTTATAACTTGGGTCTTCTTGCCACAAGTTAAGACTTTGTGATTGACATATATATGCACCACGATCAACAGACATATCAATAAGATGTTTCATAGGAATTTCCCACACTATTTTATATTTTTCTTTTATGTGGTCTGGTATTCCATCTATTTGTTGAATACTGCCCTTATTAATAATAATATTATCTTTTAATTTTTCATTCCAAAGATTTAAATCAACTAACTCATTCATTAAATGTTTGTTTGCAACAACAAAATCACCTGCTAATGTTCGACGTGTATATATATTGCTTGTAAATGGTTCGAAGCATTCATTATTGCCTAATATTTGTGACGTAGATGCAGTCGGCATTGGGGCCAGTAAAAGAGAATTTCTCAACCCATATGTTATAATCTTTTCTTTTAATATTTTCCAGTCGTAACGATCGCTTGGTTTAACATTCCACATATCAAATTGTAATATTCCTTTTGATGCCGGTGAACCAGTGAAAGATGAATAAGAACCAACACTTGTTATTCCATCTGCATATATTTCTGATCTAATAGGTTTTATACGATCGATTATTTCTTTATCATCTTCTGAAATAGATTTATATTCGCGGCATGTTTTATCTGTTGTTGTAAAAATATCGATATTATTATCTTTATATTTTCTCAATATATTCATGTCCATTTGTCTTTCGATGGCGATTTCATTTGATTTTTCTAACGCTCCATGATATATAGTTTCGAAAATATATTTATTTACTAGTTTAGCATTATCACTTTGAAATGGTATATCCATCATAGCAAATGTGTCTGCCAACCCTTGTACGCCTATACCAATAGGGCGATGTAAATAATTACTGATTTTAGTTTTATCGGTAGGATAAAAGTTTACATCTATAATTTTGTTAAGATTGCCAGTTATTACCTTTGTTACTTCATGTAGTTTTTCGTAATCAAATGTTTTATCTTTGTTAACAAATTTACTTAAACCGATACTAGCCAAATTACATACTGCGGTTTCACCTTCGTCGCTATATTCAATAATTTCAGTACATAAATTACTGGACTTAATAACACCTAAATTCTTTTGATTACTTTTTTCATTTGCGGCATCTTTATATAATAGATATGGAGTTCCAGTTTCCATTTGTGAATCCAATATTTTATACCATAAATCACGTGCTTTAATTTTTTTAATCATTTTATTTTCTGATTCATATTTTGAATATAATTTATTAAAATCATCGCCATAACAATCTGATAACCCGGGGCATTTATCTGGACAGAATAAACACCAATCCTTATCTGTTTCTACTTTTTCCATGAATAATGAAGGTATCCAAAGAGCATAAAATAAATCACGTGCACGTAATTCTTCATCACCATGATTTTTTTTTAAATCTAAAAATTCTTCAATATCGCCATGCCATGGTTCTAAATAAATTGCAAAAGAACCATTTCTTTTACCACCACCTTGATCAACGTAACGAGCTGTTTTATTAAACACATGTAACATAGGGACTATGCCATTTGATGTGCCATTTGTTCCACGAATGTGGCTTCCAGTAGCTCTTACATTATGAATATGAAGACCTATGCCGCCAGCCCATTTAGATATGTTTGCGCATTCTTTTAGAGTATTATATATTCCTTCAATGCTGTCATCTTCCATTGACAAAAGATAACAAGAACTTAGTTGTGGCCGAGGCGTTCCCGCGTTATATAAAGTCGGCGTTGCATGTGTAAAATATTTTTGAGACATTAAGTCATATGTTTCTTTAACCGAATCTAAGTCATCAAAGTGAATTCCAATTGCAACACGTAACCACATATGCTGCGGTCTTTCGATTACTATTTTATTTATTCTCATTAAATATGCACGTTCAAGAGTTTTAAACCCGAAATAATCTATTTCATAATCCCTATCATAATTAATAAGAGAGTCAAAAAAATCTTTGTTTTTTTCAATTATATTCCATATTTCAACATCTATTATAGGTATGTGTATATTATGAATATCTTTGAAATTATATAATTTTTCCATTGTATCTGAGAAAGAAGCAATAGTATTTTTATGATTATTTGATACTATTATTCTACTTGCCAAAATTCCATAATCTGGGTGTGTTGTACATAATGACGCGCATTGTTCTGCTGTTAATTCATCTATCTTTGTAGTAGATATATCTGGATATAACTGATCAATAACGCTCATAATAAATTGACTATAATTTAATTTTAGAACGGGTTTCATATTATTACCTAATTTCTTAACACGATTTAATATTTTATCGAAAGAAATATCTTCAAAGTTACCATTTCTTTTTTTAACGCGCATTTCTTGAACAGACATATAAATATATGTGTTACAAGAATTTTAAATAGTTGTTCTTAATATTAATAAAAGTTTTAAATATCTATTATTATTACATTTTTTTTGTTTTCTTTATTAGATAATAAATTATTACTTTCTTTTATTTCAGAATTATTAATTTCTTTTATTTCAGAATTATTAGTTTCTTTTATTTCAGAATTATTAGTTTCTTTTATTTCAGAATTATTAATTTCTTTTATTTCAGAATTATTAATTTCTTTTATTTCAGAATTATTAATTTCTTTTATTTCAGAATTATTAATTTCTTTTATTTCAGAATTATTAGTTTCTAATATTATATTGCAAACTATATTTGTTGTGGATGAGGTTAGTTTTTTTTTCCTATTAGGAGCTCTGTGTTCATAACCATGTTTTCTATCATATAAAATATTGTTCCATATATGTTCTAACATATATTTTGTTGAATTGAACCAAAATTTATTTCTTAAAACCAAAACACAGCTAATTTCATCTAATTTCCAATATATATTTTTTAACCATACTAAATTTTTATATTTTTCCATAGTCTCTCTTTCCCAATCGTCATAATTGCTCCTTGAAATATACATTGGAGCATAAATATAAAAAGGTTTATCATCTTTAATAAAACATATTATTATACCCTTTGTGCAATTTGTTTCACTATTATTAAAATCACCATCATTTATAAATGATGAATAATTATCATATTCAATAAAACGCGTTTCTAAGAAATCACATTCATTTAAATTGCAAACTTCCATTTGTATTTGCATTTGAATCCAATATTCCATCTTAGGAATCCCTGTAATTTCACGATTAACAATATTTTTAACTTCTAACATTCTACCATATCTATCAGAACACGAATCCGTATTTATTCCATCTGGTGATGCTCCAATATAAGATAATTTTGGATGCGGTATACATCCAAAATCACTAATAATAGTATTATATTTTTTTTCATACCATTCAATAGATATAGGTTCATATTTTTGTCCCCAATGTAAAGAAGATTCCATGTTTATAGTATTATATTTTTCAATATTGATAGGATTACATTTTTCGTATATTAATTGATTTTTTGTTTTTTCGCTACCATACGCTTTCCAAATATTACTGGCGGTCAATAAATTATATCTGAATAGGTACCATTCATTAGTTCGTTGTTCTGGTTGTGGTATATTTTTAAGATAATTAATTTTTTTTGTTATATATTCGGTATTGGGTTTATGTAATATTACAGAATCTGTATATGATCTGCGAGGATTAATATAAGAATGATAATAGAAAATAGCGTGTTTAATAATAATATTTATTATTTTAGTATTAATATTAATATTTTCAAATTGAATCACCAAAATATTGTAAACATATTCTATAATTATTGTATTAAATTCTGATTTTGAATATATCATGGGATTATTAGTTATAATACTATCTATCAACTGATAGCACGATTCTATTGTATCTATGAATTCTATTTCACACATGTTATTATTAATATCGTCATTAATATTGATAGAGTTAATAAATGTATCCATATGTTATATATAATGTTTTTATATCTTTAATATTATTCAATTTTTTCATTTTAAACGTAAACAAAAATTTATAATAGCTATTTTGTTGATTTTTCGTTTAAATTTGCTATTACATTCGCATCTTGTTTATTTGTTGATATTTTACCTTTTGATATTTTATCTTTTGATATTTTATCTTTTTTACTTTTAGACGATTTATTATTTTTACTGGCATTATGTTGTGTTAAATGTTTTATAGTTGATGTTCTTTTGTCACTTCTTTTTAAAGTGAATTTACGCGTCGATGAGTTATATGTTAGCATAGGAATATTTTTAATAACCCCGTTTTCTCTATCATATTGTACATCTTTAATGTTAGTTAATCTTTTTCTATCGAGTGAATTAAGTAAATATTCTTCCAATGTGTTTTTTTCTTCAGAATCTAATTCATTATCGATACAATATTTATTTGAATATTCTTTTATTTTTGTAATTTTAGCCGTTTTATTTAATTTACTCCAAGGTTCTAATTTATTTTTAATTAATTCTTTATTTAAAAAATTACTAATATTTTTCTCATTGTCAATATCTGATATCGCGTGATTATCAGCTATACCATTGCCCGTAATAAACATAGTCTTAAATCTAATATCTTGTAATTCTTGACATGGGCCATTCATTATATTATAATAGTAATATAAGTTTAACTCCTTTAATATGGAAGTTGTTTTATTATCTTTTATTATATTTATTATATGAAACATATAAATATTACTGGAAAGGACAAAAAGATAATAATTGAAAAAAAAAAAACAATAACAACTAGAAATGTTGCGAAATATAATGAACCTATTATTGAAGAACAAGTAATAATTATAAATAATTATTACATGGATATAAATGATGATTATACAAAAGATATAAAATCAGAAATTAATAGAAAAATATCTGGTTATAAAAATCAAGATATAAAAAAGGGGATTTATAATGAAATCATTTTAATAAAATCAGATAATATTATTGAAAAATTAGTTGCCTGTAAATTAAAATGCTATTATTGTTGTAAAAATGTTAAAATTTTATATAAAACTGTGAGAGATGAACAACAATGGACACTTGATCGTATATATAACGACAAATGTCATAGTGATAATAACACAGTTATATCTTGTTTGAAATGTAATTTGCAACGACGTGTAAAAAATTCTAAGGATTTTGTATTTACAAAACAATTAAAGATAAGTAAACTCGATTAATAGTATTAGTTAATATAATTACTTGGGTGTATATTATTAATACAACCCGCAACTATATATCCATGTCCAAAAGGATGTCTAGGATTGTTTATTTTTTCAATCAATAAATCGTTTGTCAACTCAACACATAATACATCGCCATTAATATCTCTTGGTCCATCAAAATCATAAATAATAATATTTTTTCCAGTCATTAATATTTGTTTATATTCTTCAATAATATCTTTATCTTTTATCAAATCATAATATTGTGGAACATATACTTTTTTTCGCGATGTTACATAATCCATTTTTTCGTCGTTATCATCAAATAATGCATACAAAACTTTATTCCCTTTTGATTTCGGATATCTTCGTTTAGGTTCTTTTAATTCTCTCCACCATTTTTTTGTAGTTTCGATAGGAATATTTTCAAACACTTTCCCAGATTGCCAATAACTTTCAAAGTTCCAATATCCATTATATCCACCTTGAATCTCAGTCATAGGACTAAAATGAATTCTATTTTTACTTTTTTTAACCTGAGCACTAGTAACATTTATTTTAATATAATTATCACATATTGGGTCTGCCCATTTCCCGCGCATATTCATAGACGCAATATATATTTTTCCAGCCATCATTCTGTAATGCCATATACTATTATCATGAAATCCATTTCAATTTTTTTCACCACATCCATGATTACATACGTAGTATATTTTATCATTTAATAACATATATCCAAAATCATAATCATGAATATGGAATAAATGTTTTAACGATTGCAATTTTTCCTTCAATTTATATAAATCCTCTCTACTTAAATATTGTTCCAGCAAACAAATCATCCGATTGATTATATCTTGTATGCTATTACAATCATTTATTTCGATTGTTCTTTTGAATCCACCGAAAGTATCACAAGAAATATAAAAGGTTCGTTTTATTGATAAATTAGAATTCATTAATAAAAATTAATAAATACATTTTAAATCAGTTGAAAATAATTATACAATAATAATTCTACAATAATAATTCTACAATAATAATTATAAAAATAAATATAGTCGAACTATATTCATACATGTTAAAGTGTTTATGAATATATGAACCAATACCAAAACCAATTAAATTAACGAATATTTCTGCAATAGACCCATGCCATCCGTGTTTTTTAGAATTTTTAATACCAAATAATCGATCAATTGGATTAAGATATTTTTCTTTACCTTCTGTAATTAAATATTTATAATACCATTCATTTGATAATTTATAATCTTGTTTAGCTAAGCATCCACCTATTGAAAAAGCAAATTTCTCGTTCTTATCTAAATACATTTCAAATAACTCCCATAATATACCAGCACTCTGTATGATATAAAAATAATCACTAAAAAAGTAACCTAAAAAAGCAAAAAAGTATAAATGATTAGTTTGAACACCAAATATTTCTAAACGATAACATCCTTTACGTCTATTAACATTTTTATATCCGCAGGGACATTTTTTTCCAAGAAAAAAAAACCATAGTATAAAAAAAATACCTATAACAGATAGTTGTATATTTTTATTACTAATTAAATTACTAATTAAATTAGGAATGTAATACATCATATATTAGTATTAATATTATTTTAATTATATATTATTATTAAAATGAGTATTTATAAATGGAGTGATGGTAGCAAACCCGAACGTTCAAACAAAAAAGATAAAGATATATATATAGTTAATAGTAATATTAAAAACATAAAACAAAAGGTAGAAAATAGCGATAGTATTACAAAAAGAGAAATTGCTAACGACAAATTAAACGAAAGAGAACTAATTAAACAAGTATGTGATAACCCCTTTTTAAATGATAAAAGTTATATAGACGTAATAGTTAATCAACAGCAGTTTTTAACACCACAAAATTCAAATTTTTAATTACATCATTTATATAATAAGTATTTAAAATGAATGTATTATTATTTTAAATAAATGACCTCATATATAACTCAAAACACATTATTACTTAATAATTTACTTGAATTCTATGATAAGGATAATAATTTGGAAACTATGTTAAAAATTATTAATGGTGAATCACCAATATCATTAAGAATTGTTGATTGGTTTGTAACTAATTTTGCTAAGCAGAAATTCACAGTTTATAATTTAAAAGATGGTGGTAGATTTAAAGTATATAATGATTATAAATTAAAATTAAAAGCTTATTCAAAAAAGAGATTTGACCCATTTTGTAGATGGGATAGAATAAATATTCCATATGAAGAAAACAAATTGGTACAAACAACAATAGGACAATTGAATTTTTTTAAATGGGCAATGGAGAATGAAATAATTGATTACATAAATAATAATTATAATGATATTGAAAAAGATATGAATAATCGTAATAGTACTTCTAAGCGTCGTATTTACACAAATACTAATAATTCAAAAACTAGAAAAAAACGCGAAGAACTATCGATATCGGCGTCAAAAACTATAAAAGAAGAAAAAGTAGAAGTAACAATAAAATTTAATTAATATTTAAAAATTGTATTTTATTTAATTTAATGGGAAATTCTTTAATTATTAAACGTATTAATTTTGAAGATATGCAAGAAAGTATAACCACTAATAAAATTATAATTAATACATTAACTAGTGATGATCAAGAATGTTTAATAAAGAATACATTAGATGTTAACCACGAAGTTAAAATATTAAATAAACAAATAGAGAGAGGTAATTTTGAAGAAGTAATAATAATATATGGTTCGAATTCATCTGATAACAAAGTATACGATAAATATAAACAATTACTAGGCTTAGGATTTTCAAATATATATATATATATTGGTGGAATATTTGAATGGTTATTACTTCAAGATATATATGGATTTGATTTATTTCCTACAACCACAAGAAATCATGATCTTTTATCATATAAGGGAGAAAAAAAAATAAATCTTAAATTATTACGTAATTGATGCTATAATTTACATTTTATCAATTGCGATATTTGCTAATTTATCGGCTGCCGCATTCATATTTCTCTTTATATGAATTAAATCCACCTTATTTATTTTAGATAATAAATCACTAGCATTATTATATAATGGCAATAGATTTGGAGAAGCAATTTTATAAGTACCATTTAATTGATTAATGACTAGTTTTGAATCACCTTTAATAATAAGATGTGTAATATTTTTCTCTATTGCTTTTTCTAAACCACAAATAATGCCCATATATTCTGCATAATTGTTTGTTTGAATACCCAAATATTTATAACCATCTACTACTATTTTTTTGGCGTTATTATAAATAACATAACCACACCCCGAAGGCCCGGGATTCCCTCGACTCCCACCATCAAAAGTTAGTGTGTAAAATTTATTACTATTTATATTAGTGTATTTAATAAATAAATCTTTTATTTGTTCAATATAACTAGGTTCATCATTAATATTAATATTACCATTAATTTCTAGAACATTACTTATATTAGAGAGCCAATTATTATGATAATTGTAACATTTTTGTAAATAATCAAAAGATATTTTATTTTCACCATTCCGACCTCGCTGAATAACACGCGACTCTGCAATAATTGTCGTAGTATTAATATATATATAATTTATATCTGGAATATCACCAATAAAATGTTCAAACCATTTATTATATATATCAAATTCGATTTTCTCTATTTCTCCAGAATCATATAACATTTTTGCAAAAACATGTTTGTCGGTTGTAATACTTCTTTCCGTTATAATATATTCATATCCATCATTAAGAGCTTTTTTAAGTTGAGAAAGTCGTGATATATAAGCCATCATTTGAAATGTAAAAGCATATTTATTTTTATTTTCATAATAATTTTCAAGGATTGTTTTGTTATCATTATCATGAATTGTATTCCATTCATCAACTGGTTCTAAAAGGAAAATTATTCTATCATCTTCTTTAAAATGTTCTTTTAAGATTTTAATAATTGTAGATTTTCCAGATCCAATATTACCTTCAATTGAAAATATTTTGGAAAAATTTCTAGTTGAAGCCATTTATTTGATATTTATCTATATTGTTAAATCAATTTTAAATTGATTTAAAATTATAATTTTATGATACACTACTATTATAAAATTATATGAATTTCAATCAAAATAAATTAACTAAAACTGAATGGAATAGTATAGAAATCCCGATAACAGAGAGAGAAAAATACATATGTAATTTAATATTAAAAGGTTTTAATAACGTTAATATTTGTGTTAATAAATCTATTTCATTAATGGCATATTTAAAAATTGGGTTTACTGAACAACTGGATAGTTATATTTACATTAAATATTTACAAAATGAGCTGTTTGAAATTTATAAGAAATATAACTATAAATTTCATAAGAAACAAAATATAGACAATGTTAATATTAAAAAAGCGGATATTATAAGATTCAATAACACAGATAAATCACTAAATCAATATAAAAAAGATATTATTGAATTTGTTGTAATCGACATGATTAAAAATTTATTAAAATATAAAGAAAAAAAAAATACCAAATGGTTATTTTATTATTATTCTATCAGTAAAATAATTAAATATAGTATAAGTTTATTTAATAAAAATTTCAAAATAGAAATAGAATTATTACTTAATTCATTATCTAAATATGTTAGTTTAAAAAATCTTATTGAACGAGGAGAAGATTTTATAGAAAAAAATAATTATATATTTCATTATAACGACGACAAACTATATAATCATCAGAAAGAGTTATTTACATATTGTAAATATCCAAATGCAAAATTAATACAATATATTGCCCCAACTGGTACTGGTAAAACTATGTCTCCACTTGGATTATCAGAAAAATATAGAATTATATTTTTATGTGCTGCTCGCCACGTAGGATTATCATTGGCTAAATATGCTATTTCTTTACAAAAAAAAGTAGCATTCGCATTTGGATGTAATGGCGCTGAAGACATTAGATTACATTATTATGCTGCAAAAGATTACACAAAAAACAAAAGAACGGGGGGGATAGGAAAGGTTGATAATTCAGTCGGCGATAAAGTAGAAATTATGATAAGTGATATCAAATCTTATTTACCAGCTATGTATTATATGTTAGCATTTAATAAGCGAGAAAATATTATATTGTATTGGGATGAACCCACTATTACATTAGATTATTTTGAACACGAATTTCATAATATTATTCAAAAGAATTGGCAAGAAAATTTAATACCAAATATTGTGTTATCCTCGGCAACATTGCCTCAATTTGAAGAGATGCAAGAGACAATTTCTGATTTTAAATGTAAATTTGAGAAATCAGAGATATATACAATAGTTAGTTATGATTGTAATAAAAGTATTTCATTAATAGATAAAAAAGGATTTATTGCAATGCCACATTGTTTAAGTAACAATTATGATGAAATAATTAAAATTAGCAAACATTGTGAAAAATATAAGACGCTCATACGATATATTGATTTTAACGATTGTATCAAGTTTATTTTGTATATAAATAGTAATAAATATTTTAAATCAGAATTATATTCTCTTGAAAATAATTTTGATTCCGTAGATTCTATTTCTATGGGAACTATTAAAATATATTATATAAAATTATTAGCTAATATTTTACCAGAATATTGGAGTAAAATTTATAATCATTTTAAAATTAATACGAAGCAATATTATAGATCTAATATCCATATTGTTACCGATGATGCTCATACACTAACTGGGGGGCCTACTATTTTCATGACAAATAATGTTGATAAAATTGCTAGATTTTGTTTGCAAGAGGCTAATATTCCCAATGAAATTATAGAAAAGCTTTTAAAAATAATTAAATATAATAATAATGTTAAAAATAAAATAAATATTTTACAAAAATCATTTGAAGATGGCACTGCGGAGGAGGATGACAAAGAAAAAAAAATGACTGATGGTAGAGTCGCGCCAGAAATGAAGCGTATTTTAAATGAGATAAAAGAGTTAGAAAAATGTATAGAATGTGTACAATTGGATTTTAAATATGTTCCTAATACTAATGAACATTTATCTAGATTTAACAAAATAGTGAATACCGAAATACCATTCGCGTCTGATATAGATGACGATATTATTGAAAAAATTATGCTAATTGATGATGTTGAAGATATGTGGAAAATATTATTGATGATGGGTATTGGTGCTTTTATGTCTCATAAAAGTGATAGTTATATTGAAATTATGAAATATCTGGCACAAGAACAAAAACTATATTTAATTATAGCTTCATCCGATTTTATATATGGAACGAATTATCAGTTTATTCATGGTTATATAAGTAAAGATATGTCTAATATGACACAAGAAAAATGTATACAAGCAATGGGTAGAATAGGTAGAAATAAAATTCAACAAAATTATACAATAAGATTCAGAGATGATGAATTAATTTATAAATTATTTAATGAAGATAAAAATAAACCCGAGGTAATTAATATGGCCAAATTATTTAACAATAGTGTCAATCTTTAAAATAATTAGTATAATTATATAAACAAAATATTATATTATGTTATATATTATGAATAGTACTAACGTAGGAATGTTAAGATTAATTGGTCTTCAAGTAAGCTGTATTTCTTTAATGACATATTTTTTATATGATAATAAAGAAACAGCTGTAAATGAAGATAAGGCTGATATATTATTAACTAAACCAATTATAGGTACTACTTATATATCTCCACATATCAGATCATACGGATCAACTTATTATAAACCTCTTTCTGTAAATGAAACTATTGCACCAGCAATAAATAATAATTATAAAGATGAATGTAATTTTAAAATAATTTCAAATTTAGATGAAATAGTCTATAATGATAATAGGCCTAATATCGTATCTTACATTAAATCTTATAAAAGCATCACAGATAAATATGATAAATTTTTGTATTTATTTGAATAATAATATAATTTTTTATTATTTTATTATTTTATTTTAACGTAATCTTAGGACAAGGTGTATAGTAGATTCCTTTTGAATATTGTAATCACTAAGCGTGCGATCATCATCTAATTGTTTACCGGCAAATATAAGTCGTTGTTGGTCTGGGGGAATACCTTCCTTATCTTGAATTTTTTGTTTTATATTTTCGATTGTATCGGATGGCTCAACATCTAAAGTGATTGTTTTACCAGTTAGCGTTTTAACAAAAATTTGCATATTATATATTCTTTATAATAAATATTTTTATATTGTTATTTATAATTATTTATTAAATAATTAATAGTTGTTGTCAAGAAGTTATTATATGTAAATAAAAATAGTATTTTTAAAAAATTATTTTTATTTTTTTGTTTTTATTATTATTAATTAGATAATAAAACTAGATAAGAAATCTAGTTCGAGTAGGCAAGACCACCCATACCAGACATGACGCGAAGGACATTGTAGTTGGTAGCGTAGACACGGACCTTGGCAGTGTTGGTGCCCGAAACAGTGGCGTTCGAGAGGACAAGCTGGAGGGTCGCGTTGTCAATGCGCGAGAAATTGCACGAGCCCGACGGCTGGTGCTCCTCCGGGCGAAGGGCGAACGAGTAAACGTTGATGCCGCTGTCCGGTGAGCGGGTGTGCGATTGGAACGGCTGGACGAGGTCGAAGTAGGTACCCTCACGCTCCGAGAAGCGGTCCTGGCCATTAAGCTGGAGCTTAGCGGTTACGACCGGGTTCTCACCCCAGCAGTGCATATTGAGGGCAGTCTCCGCAAGGACGAATGTACCGGCGTCCGAAACATTTGAGCCAGACGAACCAGCCTCACCGCTGTCCTTGAACTGACCCGATGTATAGAAACTAGTGGCGGAAACATCAGCGGCACCAGCATCTTGGAAGAGACCAGAGGCATTGATGAATGAGGCCGATGTCGCACCAGTGGCATTCTCACCACCGAAAGCCATGATGGAGTTCGGAAGAGCATCAATGGCATCAGTGTAATTGAACGGCTGAGCACCAAGAGTCAAGAATAGCGGCTCATTAGCCTCAAGCGATGAGCAGTAATCGACATTGGCATCCGGTTGAACAACCCAGACAAGCTCTTTGCACGGGTGATTGAAGTTAAGCTTAATCTTGTTCGACGATGAACCAACCGACTCATCACCAGTGAACTGAAGTTGCTCAATTAGGTACTCGTGCGGGTTTTGGGCCATACGGCGGCGCTCATCGGTATCGAGGAAAACATAGTCGACGTAGAGCGAAGCAGCTACAAGGGACTGATTGTAGGCCTTGGTTACCTTAGGCGACGAAGCAGACCCATCAATTTCGTTAACAGCCCAGAGGCACTCGTCAATAGGGCGAAGATCAAGGTTAATCTTTACTTCGTGGTATTGAAGGGCAATAAGCGGAAGAGCAAGACCCGGGTTGCGGCAGTACCAGAACTGAAGAGGAACGTAAAGAGTTGTCTCCGGGAGCGCGTTACGAGGAGCACAAACCTGTTTCGGGGCGGTCGAATCGCACGGACCATCGACGGCGGCGAAGTCGGGGTCAGTTAAGTAAGTGAGCTGAGTGGTGTTACCAACCATCTTATTGTAGCCAGACTCTTGCTCCTTGGAGAGAGTGAGTTGGTTCCAGATGTGCATCCAGTCGCCATATTGGCGATCAATGCGCTGGCCACCAATCTCAACCTCAACCGACTGAATAAGCTGCTCACCGGGGAAATCTAACCAGCGAGCATATACCGGTCCGCTATCCTGAAGACTTTGGTCAATTTGCGGAAGAGTTACTTGAAGGTAAGTGCGGTAGGCAAGGTCACCATTGCGGCTAATGGTACAGGTTACACGGCGACCGAAATCAGCCTGGCCATTGAAAGTCTGCTCAATAGACTCCATGGCGAAGTTGGTGTGGCGACGGTAAGTCACCTTCCAGAAAGTAATTTGCGGGTTGCCAGTAAGATAAACATCTTGGGCTCCGTAAGCGACGAGTTGCATTAATCCACCTCCCATTTTATATATATGCTAAAGAAAATAATTTTAAAAATTATTTTAATTTATTTATATCAAAATTTTCTTTTAAAAAGTTTTTAAGATAATCATCTAAGAAAATCTCTTTCCTTCCTTCATGTTTCTTAGAAAAAATATATGAATCTTTTTGCTTACTTATCTTCCAACCAGATTCAATAGCATTATATATAAAAGCCATTTTTTGTAGTTTAATTGTATCTAAATTTAAATTATTATTATTAATATAAATATTTTCACACTCCATACAAAATGTATAGAAAAACATTAGTATAAAAACACGAAATATATAATGAAAATTATAATGTAATAATATTTTCATTTAAATATTTTTTAAAAGTAATTATATTAAATATGGTAACTTTTAAACATAAAAATACAAAAAAATTTCTTACAAACACTAAAAAAACTATTACATTAGATGTTAAACATAATGAAATTATAGATAATTTTAAAAATGATAAAAAAAATACAATTCCATTATTGGAAAAAGAAAAAACTAAATTAAAGAATCAGTTGCAAAAAAATAAAGAATACAGCACTCTAAATGTTGAAGAGTATCTAGAAATAAAGGAACATTTATCTAATATTAATAAAAAAATTAAGGATATTAAAAAAAAAGAAAAAGATTATTATCTAACTAATTCTAATATTATATTTGATTATTTTGAAGATAAAAAAAATATATCAGAAGGAAATATTCAAACAACTTGTATAGATAATTTTTTTAATATTAAAAATACTAATTCTTTAAATAAAAATATTAATGATAAAAATTTTGTTAACAGATATTTTATAAATATAGATGATTCATACATTAATATAGATAATTATATACATGTATCAACTATATGTAAAACATGTAATATTGGTGAGCTAATACCAGTTGAACATGAAGGTATATTAATTTGTAATAAATGTCATACTACCGTTAAATACTTAGTTGATAGCGAAAAATCTTCGTATAAAGAACCTCCTAAAGAACTATGTTTTTATGCATATAAAAGAATAAATCATTTTAGAGAAATTTTGGCACAATTTCAAGCAAAAGAAACCACACAAATACCGGACCAAGTCCTTGAAAATATTAAAATGCAAATTAAAAAGGAAAGGATTACATTAGACCAAATAACAAATAAAAAAGCTAAAGATATTTTAAAAAAATTAGGATATAATAAGTATTATGAACATATTCCATTTATAAAGGATAAACTAGGTATTAAACCACCTATAATGAGCCCAGAATTAGAAGAAACCTTATGTAATTTGTTTATGGAAATACAAGCTCCTTATGCTAAGTATTGTCCAGATGATAGAGTAAACTTCTTAAATTATTATTATACAATATACAAATTATGCGAATTATTAGATCAAATAGAATTTTTAGATTATTTCCCAATGTTAAAAGATAGAGAAAAACGAATAGAACAAGATGATATATGGAAACAAATTTGTAATGAATTAGATTGGGAATTTATCCCAACAATATAAATAATATTTAACTCAAAAACATTATTTATATTTTTACTAAGGTTTATTTATTAACGAGGGAAACCAACAAGATTAGCACCAATACCAAAACCAGCACCAGAACGAGCACTTACGCCTACAGCAGGGACGTATGTGTCAAGAATACTGAATGTAGCAGCAGCACATAATGCAATTAGAGCAACTTCGTCAAGATTTAAGGTACGTTTTTTATCAGGTACTAAGAAAGCTGCTAGCGCAACCATAATACCTTCTACTAAATATTTAATGGCTCTTTTTACTAATTCAGCTAAATTTAATCCGTGTAATAACTCCATATTATAAATAATAATAAGAAAAAAATAAATATATTATAATAATAAAAACTTAAAAAATTATAAATAATAACAATAATATGACACAACCATCAGACATAGTGGAAAAGAAAATAAATTTGGATGGTGCTGAAAATTCAAAATACGTCGATTTATTAGACGAAGATAGAGCGATTGCTGGTCAAAAATTTGCATGTGTTTCATTTCTTTCACCTGAAGGTATAATAAAAGATAAAAATACTTTCATATTTAATGAATTCGTAAAACAATGGGAAATGTCTAAATCATTAGAAAAATATACACAATTTTTGAGTTTTTTAGCTTATAAATACGATTCTTTGGAATTTAATGATTTAACAAAAGATTTGGAAGATTTTGTTAAAGACCAGAAAGATAAATTATTCAATACAACATTAGATGATGAGTTTAAAAGTTATGTTGATAATAACGAAGAAGATTTAAATAAGTCTTTTGATGAGCAAAATAATTTTAAGACAAGTGTTCGTGGATTAAAAATAAGAGGGTGTTTTCCATCACAACAAGAAGCAGAATTGAGATGTAAATTGTTAAGAGAAATGGATCCGAATCATGATGTATATGTTGGTCCAGTTGGTATGTGGATTCCGTTTCACCCCGAAGCGTATAAAACTGGACGCGTTGAGTATTTAGAAGACGAATTAAATCAATTAATGAATGAAAAACAAAATAACGAAAAAAATGCTAAAGAATCTTTTGATAAGCGTGTTAAAGATAGTAGGTCGAACGCAATTAAAGATAATATAAATAAGGCACGTGATAGTGGAAATGTTCTAACACAAACCATTAATGAAGATGGGGAATTGGTATCAATTAATAATAATTCAATAGAAAGCAAATTAACTGAAAATGTTACTGTAAGTGATGTTAGAAGAGAACTATTTGAAGGAGATAATATTGTAACAGATAAAAACAATGACCATGGTCTAAGTGATTTAACTATTACTAAACAAAAAGATGATAAACAAAAAGATGATAAACAAAAAGATGATAAACAAAAAGATGATAAACAAAAAGATGATAAACAAAAAGATGATAAACAATAAAAAAAAACTGATAAATAAATATATTATAACAAAAACAAATGTATTAAAATTGAAAATTAAATATATAAATATTCTTGTATATATTTAACTTATAATGAAACAACTAAAACAAATAATATGCGCACATGCTGAGTGTAAAAAAAAATTAAATTTGACACAACAAATAATAGGTAAATGTAGATGTAATAATATATATTGCACCGAACATAGATTACCAGAAGCACACGATTGTAGCTATAATTATTTTATTGAAAAAGATAAATTTATTAACGATAATAAATGCATTGCATGTAAATTAGAATCTACCATTTGTTCTTCCGAACATTAATTTTTGTAACACCTTTCTTAGGTGTGTTTGGATTGTAAACATCTTCTTCATCATCAGAACCTAGATCCTTAGATATTTCCCAAAATTCTTTCGAACCTAGTTTAAATTCTCCACGAGGTTCTGCTTTGTACCAAAATATTTGATCATGTAACTTATTTGATTTCGAATTATTATCTATTACTAAACATTCGAAATTTTCAGTACATTGATCCATAACTTGTGAAAAACTTTCAAAGGTGGGAAACATTCCAGCATAATTTTCCCATATTCTTTTTCTATTTGAAATATATGGTTCTCGTAATATAAAAACATAATCAATATTTGTTCTTAGATTTGGTGGTATACCCAATGGATATTGCATAGTAATAACAAGCATAATTTTCCAGTGGCGACCATTCATAAATAGCAATCTCATCATTTTATCTTTAGTCCAACTGTTGTCAAATAAACAATCATCTAATATAACGAATGCTCGAGGATCTATCGTAGATTTTTTGTATGCTTCCATTTCTCTTTTAACTTGTTTTAAAACAGTCTTTTGGCGTTTTAATATATTTTCAATAATAGCTGTATTATATTCATCATGAATAAATAATTTTGGAACATGACTTCCATAGAACCCATTACCTGCTTCTGTTCCCGATATTACTGTTCCTATTGGTATATCTTGATGATAATATAGTAAATCGCGAACTAAATATGACTTGCCAGTATCACGTCTTCCAATTAATACAACAACCGGGCCTTTATTTTCATCTGGTCTAAAACTTATTTGTGACATATCAAATTTCTTTAACTCTAAAGTCATTTAGACGATTATTAGATTATTTAATTTATCTTTTAACCAATAGTTAAAATAATTATAAATATAATTGTTATAAAACTTATAATTAGTTTAAATATAATGATTTTAAATATTATATTCAAATAATGGAATTCCACTATAAAAAGAATGATAATACTAAATTATTTACTAATTTGGAAAATAAAGAATTAACTAATATATATAAGTTACAAAATTACATTCCTATTTACGATAGATTTTTTTCATTAAATACTAGTAATTATAATTCTATTAATTTAAATAATTATAATATTATTAATATTTTTGATAAAGAATCTGAAAATAAATATCTAGGAAACGTATTGGATCATTCTAATAATATTATTAACAAAAAAATATTTTTTAAGTATAGTCCTTTATTAGATCCAGCTAAATATATAACTGGAAAATATGATATATCAGAAAATATGTTATTGTTACCACAATATGATAAAAAATATGGATATGCTAAAATACGTGACCCAAATAATTCTGCCTATGTTGACGGATTTTTTTCATATTTAACTAGTCAATTATTTAATAATTTTAATTTTGTACACGGTATCGATTTTTATGGGTCATTTATAGGAATAAAGAAGAATTTTATATATGATATTACTGATGAAATAGATTTTTTATATGAGTCTGATTTTTTCCATGAAAATAACAATAAGTTATTTAAATTGGAAGATAATATACATTCACATTTATTAAATAAAGGCACAAGAAAAAATAAATTACTAATTAATATTACAGACGATATTTATAGTGATATTAGTAATATTAATATTATTTCAAGTGATAGCCAAATAAATGATATCAATGCTTTATTTATTAATGAAAGTAATAAAAGCGCAATTGAAAACGATGGTAGTAATATTATATTATGTTACGAGGGAAAAATAGACAATACCAGTGATGATGATTCTATTAATACTTGCTCTTCAAGTTCGTCTTATTCTGAAGAAAACTTTAATGCATCAGAATCAGAAAATGATGATGAGAGCGACGACAATAGTTCTATATTATCAGATGACACTATTAATATTAATATTAATGATTTTCCTATTAACTTGATAACATTAGAAAGATGTCATGATACATTTGATAAATTAATTACAGATAATAAAATATCAGATGAGGAACTTAGTAGTATAATTATTCAAATATTAATGATTCTAATTACGTATCAAAAAATATTTAAATTCACACACAATGATTTACACACTAATAATATTATGTATGTTCTAACCGATAAGAAATATCTGTTTTATAAATATAATAATAAAAAATATAAAATACCCACTTTTGGGAAAATATTTAAAATAATTGATTTTGGAAGAGCTATTTATACATTTCGCAAACAGTTAATATATAGTGACAGTTATCACGAAAAAGGTGACGCTGCCACACAGTACAATTTTGGACCTTATTTAAATTCTAAAAAACCCTTATTAGAACCTAATTATAGTTTTGATTTATGTAGATTAGGTTGCTCAATGTATGACTATTTTATTGATTCATTTGAAGAAGAGAAAGAAATTAAGTCTGGTATAATAAATATAATATTAAAATGGTGTTACGATGATAAAGGACGAAATATATTATATAAAAGTTCCGGAGAAGAGAGATACCCAGAATTTAAATTGTATAAAATGATTGCTAGAAGTGTACACAACCATGTGCCATCAGATGTTATTAAAAATAATTATTTTGATAAATATGTTGTTTCTAATAAACATATTAAAAAAAATAAAAACAAAATTTTTGACATAGATGGACTATCATGTGAATATTAATAACTAATAATAATTTTTAAATATGTTTTAACAATAATATTTAAAAATTAGCTTCGCCTACAAATGCTGAAGGTTGTATTTTGCTACTAGTATTTGAATTTATTTGTTCTATTATTAAAAATCCAGTTACACAACTAATGAATACGATCAATGTGTCGCGAATAATCATCTTCAATGGTTTAAATTCTTTTAATACCAATTTCATTTCTAAATATTTCAAGATAATATATACGATGCTTATAATTATAGAATTCAAAAATACATTTTCCATTAATTTAATTATTTATATTTCTTGTAATAATTAAACGAATTACGCATATTATAATGGTTCTAACACTTCTATATCATCGATTATTGGTGCAGATTCCAATTTAAGCGGTTTACTTATATCATTAATATCACCAATCTCTAATGCTATTGTATCGCCAATTTTAAGAGATTCATCTTCTTCGTCACTTTCATTTTCTTCCTCTCTGCGTTTTTGCAATTCCGCTAAATGATTAATATCTTTCGGTGCGGATACTTTAGTTTCCAAACCATTATAATCAATACTACTATCAGTGTCCGAAAATTTAATATTTGGATCTGTGCTATTATTTGTAAGAGATTGAATTTCAGTGGATTCGATAGGCAATGTTTTTATAGGTGCTGGTACTGACACTTGTGGTGTTGTTGGTGGCGGCAGAGGCTGGGATGTCGGTGCTGCTGATGCTGTCGGTGCTGCTGGTGCTGTCGGTGCTGCTGGTGCTGTCGGTGCTGCTGATGCTGTCGGTGCTGCTGGTGCTGCTGGTGCTGATG